CAATATGTTTATAAAAGGGTACTATATTCCACATGAAATTGTAGACCCCTTTATAGAATTATCAAAAGAATTTAAATTAGTAGGTGGTGCTCAAATGACCACAGATAATGATGTGAAAGAATGGGATGGTAAAGAAGCTTATCCTAAAGAGTGTTTTGAGTATAATATTACACATCCAACATGTACTGACCCCATAGTAAACAATTTATTAGACCATATACAGATTGCATTAGAAAAATATCAAGACGCCTATCCTTTATTAAGAAAACAAATGGCACGCTGGTTAATGTCTCCTCAATTTAACTATCAACACTATCCTAAGGGCAAATCATACAATGGTTGGCATTTTGAAAGAGCGTGTTGCACTAGTACTAGAAGGGTATTGGTTTGGATGATGTATTTAAATGAATGTGAAGATGGTGGTGAGACTGCTTTCTTATATCAAAAATATAAAATGAAACCAGAAAAGGGATTGGTATTGTTTTGGCCACCAGATTTTACACATACTCATAGAGGATTGCCTAGTTTTAAAACTGAAAAGAAAATTATTACAGGTTGGTACACATTTAGCTCTGTTAAATCTCCAACTTTAGCTTGGATGTGATTATAAATAGTATAGTAATAATAGGAAATTTTAAATGGCAATAACTATAACTGATAATGCTCTAGAAGTATGGCAAGATATGTGGAATAGTAATACTGTTAGTGAAACTCACAGATATTTCAGATTACTTCAAGCACATTGTACATATACAGAAGATGAACTTCCTATACCTGGTACACCAAAACCAAACGAAACTTTGTGTGTATTAAATCCATATACACTTAGTCTTATTTCTTGTGATTATTTAAAGACACTTCCACAAGAAAGATGTCGAGTACATGAAGATGGTTTAAATATAACAGGATATGGAATGTATTTACTAGAAACTGAAACAGGAAATAAACAACTAATACCCGGAACAGAATTATATATCACATGGTCAGATAATGATAATGATACATTTGACGGCACAACAATTGATTATGATGATGTAAGGGAAATATTTACAATAGACTTCTCATGACAGAAACAAATTCTTTAACAAGACAACCAACTAAGTTAGATTACGCAGCTGCTACACAGTTTAAGTTTAATATTACTAAACTGCCTAAAGTAGAATTTTTCTGTACATCTGTAAATATACCTGGTATTACATTGGGCGAAACTTCACAAGATACACCATTGAAAACTATACCAATACCTGGTGATGAACTAACTTATGGTTCTTTAAATGTAGATTTTATGATTGATGAAAACTTAGAGAACTATCGTGAGATACATGGTTGGTTAACAGGTCTAGGTTTTCCTAAAAATCATATACAGTTTGAAACTTTTGTTAATGCCGGTAGTGATAGATTTCCTACAAGTAATGCAACTGCAAATAGTAGAGAAGCAGGTAAAGTAGATGATACAGGATTTGATGTTGGCGCTCAATATTCAGACGCTACACTATCAATACTATCAAGTAAAAACAATCCTATATTAGAAGTGAGATTTAGAGATTTATATCCTACTTCACTATCAGGTTTATCTTATGACCAACAAGCTGGTGATACTTCATATCTTACAGGTACAGTAGCGTTTAGTTATCTAATATATGAGTTTGCAAATATTAATGACCCTCGAACTGTTGAATCTACTACTTAACATCTAACTAAATATAGTTAGAATTTATATAATTAACCGGTGATTTTATTATGACATTAGAAGAACTACAAGAACTGGTCGATAAAGACCTAAAAATAAATGAATCTGAACTTGACTTAGAATCTCTAAAGACACCTCAGCTACATAACAAATATCTTAAACATTACAATAACTTTAAATTGTTAATGACACGAGCTGAATCTGATTACAAGATACTTAAAAGAGTTAAATGGGAATACTATACAGGTAAGGCAAGTCCAGAAGTCTATAAACAAAAACCTTTTAATTTAAAAATTATGAAGTCAGACTTAGATAAGTATCTTGATTCTGATGAAGATTTAATCAAGTCAAAACAAAAGATAGAGTATCTAGAAACTGTTGTCAATTACTTAGACAGAACACTAAAGATTATTAGTGGTCGTGATTGGCAAATAAGAAACTCAATAGAATGGAGAAAATTTACTTCTGGTGCTATCTAATGAAAACAATAACACATAGAATCTTTCCTACTATACTAACAGAATTTAGTTATGATATTTCTAATGAAGAAGAATCAGTAGTACATAAAGAGTTTGATAGATTTAAATATCGACCAGATGTTTTTCCAAAAAACACTATTAATGACTTACATATTCATATACCACAGTTTGCAAAATTTATTCTTGATACAACTAATACTATATTGACTGATACTTTTAAATACACATATGATAGTATAGAAATTACTAATATGTGGGCAAGTAAATATGAAAAGGGGCATTATCATGCACCCCATACTCATGCAAACAATGTGTTGTCTGGTGCTTATTACTTAACAAACGGAACGCCTGTACAATTTTTTGACCCTCGTCCTGAAGTTTTATCGCCTACATGTATTGAAAGTACTATTGACAATGTATCTATGTTTGACTTTACTGCTGTAAAAGGTACAGGCGTAATTTTTCCTTCTTGGTTATATCATTGGGTGCCTGCAGCTACTGATACTAGAATTAGTATATCATGGAATATAATACTAAGAGGTCACTATGGTGGCCATCGTTATTTACAAAATGCAAATATATGAGAAACTTAATACTCACAAAGAAGAACGATATACATTTAGTAGTGGATGCTGATGAGGATGTTCGTAGAGATTTAGGAGAACACTTTACATTTTCTGTACCTGGTTTTAAATTTATGCCAGCCTATCGTTCAAGACATTGGGATGGCAAGATAAGACTATTCTCATATACAAATGGTCAAATCTATACAGGTCTATACCCATACATACTAAACTGGTGTAAAGAGAATGATGTTGAAGTAGTAGATAGAACAGACATAAAGGACGCCAATGTAGATGATAAACTAGTAGATAGTTTTATTAAGAAACTAAAGATACCTTTTGAAGTAAGAGACTACCAAAAATCGGCGTTTATTTACTCTATGGTGAAATCAAGGTGTTTAATGTTATCGCCTACGGCATCCGGAAAATCTCTGATAATATATCTGATGGTGCGATTTAATCTGATACGCCTGAAAGAAGAAAAAAACGATAAGATTCTTATAGTAGTACCGACTACTTCTCTAGTAGAACAATTATATAAAGATTTTAAAGACTATGGTTATAATAGTCAAAGAAATGTACACAGAATATATCAAGGTCATGAAAAAGTAACAGATAAACGAATAGTTATTAGTACATGGCAGTCTATATACAAAATGCCGAAAAAATTTTTTGAGCAGTTCGGAATGGTTGTCGGTGATGAAGCTCACTTGTTTAAGGCAGTTTCTTTAACTAAAATTATGTCAAGACTAGAAAACTGTAAGTATCGTATTGGTCTTACAGGTACACTTGATGATAGCAAGACACACAAACTCGTTTTAGAGGGTTTATTTGGTGCCGTGAACAAGATAGTATCAACCACAGAACTTCAAGAAAAAGAACATCTGGCGAAGTTAAAGATAAACTGTTTAGTTTTAAAACATGAGAAGATGTCAATAGACTTTCTTAGAGGTAAAACATATCAAGAAGAAATGGATTTTCTAGTATCTAATACTAAAAGAAATAAGTATATTCGTAATCTATGTTTAGGTCTAAAGGGTAATTCACTTTGTCTGTTTCAATATGTAGAAAAACATGGTATGATTTTAAAACAACTAATAGAAGAAAAAAATAAAGATAAACAAGTATTTTTTGTTTATGGAGGCGTAGAAGCAAATGAAAGAGAAAAGATTAGAGCTATCACAGAAAAATCTGATAACGCTATTATTATCGCCAGTTACGGTACCTTTAGTACTGGTATTAATATTCGCAATTTACATAATATTGTTTTTAGTAGTCCTAGTAAGTCTCGTATCAGAAACTTACAGAGCATTGGTCGTGGATTAAGACTAAAAGATGATAATTCAGAGGCTAGATTATATGATATATCAGATGATTTATCGTATCAAGAAGAAGAAAATTATACTCTTTCTCACTTTAGAGAAAGGATAAATATATACAACGAAGAAGGATTTAACTATGACATTCATAATGTCGAGTTATAAAGGAGAGAATCATGGAAGCAATAAAGATTATTAAACTTATTAATGGTGATGATATTGTTTGTACAATACCAGAAAGATTATTAGATGAGAAATCGCCGCTTGTTAAAATTGATAAACCTTTGCAAGTGAAGTATGTTCCTGCTATGGAAGAAATGGGTCTTAAAGATTATGTTGCCCTTATAAAGTGGACTTCATATTCTGATGACACTATTATATCTATACCTAAAGACAAGATAATGACTATCACATCTGCTGGTACAGCTATGTCTAATTCTTATGTAAGTGTATCAAGTGCATATGATAAGGCAACCATGGTACAAGAACATAAACAAGATTCTTATGAAAGAGAAGAACTTGATGATGATACATCCAAGAAGTTAAATGAAATCTTTGATAGTTTAGATGATACAACTAAACACTAGCTACTCTGACCCTCGGTAGGAGAACACAGCTAAAATAACATAAATAGAGAACAATGTCAAGCGTGGTTGAAAATGAGATTAGCACTTAGTATTTTATATATATTTTATTTTGCATTAGCATTATATTCTTTTGTTGTTCTATCTTGGACACAATTGTTTTTTACTTATATTTTATTCTGGTTTTTATTAGAGTTTGTTATGAGTATGTTTACTCACAGGTGGGCAACACATGACTTGTGGAATCCACCAGTATGGTTTCAAAACACAATGAGTGTAGTATCTTTAACTGCATTGATTGGTACGCCAATATCATATTGTGCATGGCACCATAATCATCATAAAAATTCAGATACAGAAAAAGACCCACACAGTCCTAAATATGTCAATTGGTTTAGAATTATATTTAGAACTCATGAACATGAGGCAAGTATTAAGTTAGCTTCTAAGAGAATAAGAAATGAATGGCAAATGTGGTTAACAAAAAATGAAACAGTTTTAGCATACTTACTTAATTTTATACTGTTTATGATATTACCTATTGAATGGTTTTTATCATGGGCAACTGCTGTAGGCATGACTACATTTTGGGTAATGACAGTAACAGGAATTATGTGTCATATAGGTAAAGTTAGAGATGTTCCGTATATGTATCCTGTTGCATTTTCTGAATCATTTCATAGACAACATCACATTGAACCTAAATTAAAACATTGTTGGTTTGACCCATGCGTTTGGGTTATAAATAAATTAGGGTGGACTAAATGAAACATGCAAGATTAATACAATTGTTAGCATTACTTAATACTATCATTGCTATACTAGGGTGTATTTACTTTCCAGAGTATATCATATATGGTTTAATCGCATGGGCATTTGTAAATATATTTGGCACAAACATTGCAATACACAGATTTATGGCACATAGAAGTTTTAGAACAGGTGCGATAAGAGAAAAGATATTAAAATACTTAACAATAATACCTGCATTTGGTAGTCCACTATCATGGACTGCACAACATAGATATCATCACAAATATGCCGGACATCCTGTAGATGATAATCAATCACCAGATAGAATAGGTTATGTTAGAGCATGGCTTACTTTATATGACCCTATAACTGTACCTAAAACAATGGTAAAAGATATCTTAAAAGATAAAGACTATATGTTTATTACAAGACATTATTGGAAACTATTGTTTACTTACATTGGTGTTTTATATGCAATAGACCCAATGTTAGGTATATTTGCATTTAGTTTTCCTGCAGCTTGTGTATATTTTGCAGCCGGCGCCTTTGGTGTTATACCTCATTCTAAACATTTTGGATATATTGTTATTACACCTAGAAAAGATTGTACTGCTGTTAATAGTCCACTTACATCACTAATTAGCTGGGGTGAGGGTTGGCATAACTATCATCATACAATATCTAAAGATTACAGACATGGACATAAGAGGTGGGAAATAGACCCACCAGCTTGGTTTATAGAAAAACTATTTTTAATTAGTAGAGGCTAAATGTTAAATCAACAGTCTAAATTATTACTAACACAATTAGTTATGCAACTTACAACATTTGTAGGAATTTATTACTATTGGGGCACCTTTACAAGTTTAGATTATTTTATAATATTCATATCTATATTCTTTTTTGCCGTAGTAACATTAGAAACTTTTTTACATAGATATTGTTCTCATAAAGCATTTGAATTAGACAAAAAAATAGAAACACTATTACTATACTGTGCAACATTTACACTACAACCACCAGCATTAGTGTGGGCGCCAAATCATATAACACATCATAGATATTCTGATAAAGAAGGCGATTCACACCCAGCAAGTAATGGTTGGAAAACATGGTTTTGGTGGAACACATATAAAAATAATATGATAAGTGGACATACAGTAAAAAGATTATTAAAAAATAGACACTTTAGAATACAATATGAAAATTACTTTAAAATATATTATATGTTTATGATACCATGTTTACTAATTAGTCCATTCTATACACTTTGTATAATATTAATACCTGCTACATTTTGTTTTCATGTATCAAGTGTTACTAATGTATTATGTCATACTCTAGGTTGGGGATATAGAAACTTTGATACTAATGATAACTCTGTCAATATTAATATATTTCCTATAAATTGTGCAACACTACATAATAATCATCATGCAAATCCTACTTCTATAAACAATGGCGTTAAGTGGCATGAAATTGATTCGGCATATTATGTAATTAGATTAATAAGAAAATGATTGAAAAAATGAAAATACTGTGGGCATTATTATGGATAGGTTTAATATCTAGTTTCTTTTTTCTAACATTAGAACAATGGTTAATTTGTTTAATACTAGGACATTTTTTAGGCTGTATAGGTCAAGTTATAGCATTACACAGATACTTTGTACACAGGGCATTTAAAACAAATAAATTTTGGCATTATTTTTTAATGTATATATCTGTCATAGTAGGTTCAGGTTCAACAATATTATATAAATCTGCACATATAAAACATCATAGATATGTTGATAAAGAAGGTGACCCACACTCACCTAAATATATTGGTTATTGGAAAGTATTCTTTGGTTATTTTTTTGCAAAAGAAGAAGGTAAAAAAAGTATGATATATGCAAAAGATTTACTTAGAGATAATGAACATCTATTCATACATAAACATTACTTTAAAATACATGCATTATATTTCTTAACACTATTAATGATAAGTCCCATTTTAGTTTATGCATTATATGTATTTCCTGCAATGTATAGTATTATCGGCGCTGGTTTTGTAAATGCTTCATGTCATTATCCAGAAGAGGCAAAAAACAAAACATGGGTTACACTTATATTTGCTGATGGACAACATAAATATCATCATGAAAATCCAGCAGAGTGGCAAATACCCTTTCCATATATATGGGCAAATACATTTATTAAACTTATAAAATCAAACCAGCATTGACATTACTTGTCTAATGATATATAATGTATAACATGAAATCAGATAAAAAGAAAGAACATTATGTGAACAATAAAGAGTTTCTAGCGGCTATGACCGAATATAGAAAACTCTGTACGGACGCTGAAGAATCAGGTGAAGATAAACCACCTGTTTCAAACTATATAGGTGAGTGCTTTCTAAAGATTGCAAATCATCTATCTTATAGACCAAACTTTATAAACTATACATTTAGAGATGATATGATTTCTGATGGTATAGAAAACTGTTTACAATATCTTGATAACTTCAATCCTGAAAAATCAAACAATCCATTCGCATACTTTACACAGATAATATATTACGCCTTTATACGAAGAATACAGAAAGAAAAAAAACAAACTACAATTAAGAATAGATTAATCATGGAAGGAAACTATGATGATATGACTTTGAATGATGGTGAAGATAGACAATTTAGAAATCAATTTTCTGAATTTCTACAAAGGAATGCCGACCCTAAAGATGTTCCTGTTGTCAAAAAGAAAACAACAAGAAAAAGAAAAGGCAAACTAGATAAATTTATAGAATAAAAATATGAAAATAGCCCTATTGAACGATACTCATTTTGGGTGTCGTAATGATAGTCCACATTTTATGGAGTATCAGAACAGATTTTATGATGAATTATTTTTTCCATATATAAAGGAAAATAATATTAAACATCTAATTCACTTGGGTGATGTGGTTGATAGAAGAAAATTTATCAATTACAAAATCGCACATAACTTTCAAAATAAGTTTTGGAAAAGACTATATGATATGAGAATAGATACTCATATTATATTAGGTAATCATGACACTTACTATAAGAATACAAATAGTGTCAATGCAATGAAACAATTAATTACCACATTCGATGGTAAGATAGAACCTTGGATATACGAGAAACCTACAACAGTTACATTTGGTAGACTGCCTATATTATTAGTGCCATGGATATGTGATGATATCTATGATGAATCTATTAAAATAATATCTGAATCACAAGCACAAATTTGTATGGGGCATTTAGAAGTTAAAGGCTTTGAAATGCATAAAGGTCATTACAACGACCATGGTTTAGAAAAGAACATATTTAAAAGATTTGAAAAAGTTATCTCTGGTCATTTTCATAAGAAGTCAGATGATGGTCAGATATTCTATTGTGGTACACAGTATCAAATAACATGGAATGATTATGAATGTCCTAAAGGGTTTCATGTGTTCGATACTGAAACAAGAGAATTGACCAGAGTACCTAATCCTATCACAATATTTAAGAAGATATATTATGATGATAAGAAAACAAACTATGATAAAGAAGATATATCAGTATATGATAAATCATTTATTAAACTGTTTGTAGTTAATAAGAACAATGAAGAAAAGTTTGACAAGTTTGTTAATCGTTTACATACAGAAATAGACTTACATGAGATTAATATTATAGATGAAGACCAGTCTGATATTACAGCTTCAGTTAGAGAAGACATATTAGACCAAGGTGAAGATACACTTACATTCTTAGGTAATTATGTAGAACAGATTGATACAGATTTAGACAGACAAAAATTAAAAGACTTTATCAATAAACTATATAAAGAGGCTCTAGAGTGATACATTTTAAATCTATATCATGGAAAAACTTCTTATCTACTGGTAATACACCGATAGAAATTCGATTAGATAATCACCCAACAAACTTAATTATAGGTAAAAATGGTTCTGGTAAATCTACTTTACTGGATGCTCTGTGTTTTGTACTGTTTAATAAACCATTTAGAATTATTAAGAAAGAACAAATGGTAAACACTATTAATAATGGTGATTGTAATGTAACGATAGAATTTTCAGTCGGCACAAAAAACTATAAAGTTATACGAAGTGTAAAACCAAATAAATTTGAAATATATAAAGATGATGTACTAGTCAATCAGGATGCTTCTACAATTGACTATCAAAAATATCTAGAAAGAAATATAATGAAATTGAATTATCGTTCTTTCATTCAAGTAGTATTATTAGGTTCCTCATCATATGAACCATTTATGAAGATGAAATCTAGATACAGGCGTGAGGCAGTAGAAGAAATTCTAGATGTTAGAGTTTTTACTCTTATGGACTACAATTTAAGAGACCAACAGAGAGATTTGGGAAAAAGCGTCTCGGATTTACGACATTCTTGCGATTTAATTGAACAAAAGGTAGCATTACAAACGGAACATTTAAAGTCTCTAAAATCACGCATTGGAGACGCCGAGGAGAGCTCTCGTATAAAAATTGAACAAAACAAAGAGGCTGATAGACAATATAGACAAGATTTACAGAAATTAAATGAAGATATAGCAAAACAACAAGAAATCATGAAGTTCAAACCAGATGTAGATAAGAAATCAAAAAAATTATCTAAGTTAGAATCTAAAATTGAAAACAATTTAGAAACTCATAAAGAGACACTAACATTTTTTGAAACACATGATGAATGTCCTACATGCACACAATCTATACCTAAAGATTTAAAATCTAAAAAAGTAGAAGAAGAAAAAAATACAATAACAAAACTAGAATCTGGTCTACAAGATATCATGCAAGAGATAACAAAGGTAGAATCCGAGATAACACAGATGGACGCTGTATCTAAAAAGATACAAGAGATGAATATAAATGTCGCAAAAATATATTCTTCATTAGAAGGTATTAAAAAACATTCAGATGATGTTGAATTGAACACAACAGATGGTCAAGATTCAGATAAACTAGAACAAGAGTTAAAAGATTTATCAGAACAATTAGATAAACAAAAAACAGAATTAAATACACTATCAACAGAAAAGGATTATGTTGATGTCATTAGGGAGATACTTTCTGATAAGGGTGCTAGGGCTCAAATTATCAAGAAGTATCTTCCTATCATGAATCAGTTAATAAACAAGTATCTACAATCAATGGACTTTTTTGTATCATTTACATTAGATGAAGAATTTAATGAGACAGTTAAGAGTAGGCATAGAGATACATTTAGTTATAATAGTTTTAGTGAAGGTGAAAAGATGAGAATAGACTTGGCACTTTTATTTACATGGCGTACAATTGCTAAGATGAAAAATAGTACAAACACAAATCTATTAATACTAGATGAAATATTTGATAGTAGTTTAGATGGCTCAGGCACAGAAGACTTTTTTAAGATACTAGGAACTATGTCAAATGAGAATGTGTTTATAATATCACATAAAGGTGATATACTATTTGATAAGTTTACAAATATAATTAAGTTTGAGAAAGAACATAACTTTACAAAATTAGAAGAGGTATAATATGACAAATGAAGTAGATATAGGTAGTTTAGAAAAAAATAGAGAATTAGAATTATTACCACCTTCAGACGCTAGAGTTAGAAGTGCAATAGCACCCTTTAGTGATGACATGTTGGCAGAAGAAGGATTTAAAGATAGAAAAGAATTAACTGAAAAAATGTATGATACAATGAAAAAGTATGGTGGTATAGGATTAACTTGTAATCAAGTAGGTCTACCTTTTAATTATTTTGTTATAGGTGGCCACCCACAAGTCGAATCAGGCTTGACAATTCATTGTTTTAACCCTATAATAGTATCTTCAAGTGATGAGAAAGTTCTTATGACTGAAGGTTGTCTAACATTTCCTTTTGTATTCATACCACTAAAAAGACCAAGAAAGGTTGTGGTCAAATTTGAAGATGAGAATGGTGATTTAAAAGAGGCAAACTTAGATGGTATGATGAGTAGGGCATTTCAACATGAATATGACCATATACTTGGCAGAAACTTTACTGAAATGGCAAGTCAATTAAAACTTGACAGAGCATTTAAAAAGGCAGCTAAAAAAATGAGTGAATATCAGAGAAAAATAAATGCTAATACTTAATATTATATTATTATTAATTGTAGTATTTGTATTAGTAATGCATTATAGACCAGATTTATGGACTTCACTAACTCATTGGTTACACATTAGAACATCTATGTTAAGACCAGAAGTTAGTATTGTTGAAATGATAATATTATTACTCCTTGCATTGATAGTATTCAAATTATATTTTTAGATTATGACAAACACAAAACATTTAATACATAGAAGCTTAGATATAGGAAGTGGATTAATACTTTCTATTATAATACAATTAACAATATTTCCATTCTATGGTATATACATTGATGTATGGGCAATGTTTCATCTTGCATTAATATTTACAGTTGTAGGTATTACAAGAAGTTATCTATGGTCAAAGTATGTTTTTAAATACAAATGAAACAATATGACTTTCCAAAATTAGTTATAGAAGAACATGAAGGATTTTATGTTGTTCGTGATGACCTATTAGAAGGTGGCTCTAAAAGAAGATTTGCCGATAGACTGATTCGTGAAGAAATGTCAGTAGGTGCAAATGAATTTGTATATGGTGGGTGTCCTGCAAATGGGTATGCTCAAATGTCAATCACACTTCAAGCAAAAGCATATGGTGCTAAGGCAACATTCTTTATGGCAAAAAGAAGCATGGATAATTTACATGAGTATCAAAAGAAAGCATTAGAATATGGTGCTGATATTCGTTGGGTACCTAATGGTATGTTGCAAGTTACAAAGAAAAGAGCATTAGATTATTACAATGAGGATCCTGTAAATAGAAGATTATTACAATTAGGTTTAGATGATAACAGAGTAAGAGAAGATATAAGAGACTTGGCAAAAACAATAGAAACAGATTACAATATTAATGTAAGTGAAATATGGTCAGTAGGTTCTAGTGGCACATTAACAAGAGGATTGCAAATGGCATTTCCTGATAAAGATGTACATGTAGTATCTGTTGGACATACAATGAAACAATATGAAGTAGGTCGTGCAATATTACATAGGTCGCATTTAAAATTTACACAAGAAGTAAAAGAAGAAGATATGCCACCTTTTCCTAGTGTACCTACTTATGACGCTAAGGCTTGGAAAGTTATGAGAGAACATGCAAAACCAGGTTCATTATTTTGGAATGTAGGCAAATGAGTTTATATCAAACAGAACAAAGACAAGCAAAGACTACTAGAATTTTAGTCTATCCGAATATTACATTCGCAAAAGACTTAGAGAAAGATAGTTATATACAAGTTATTAAAAAACAAATAACATTACTGAATGAGATTCGTGATGATTTATGGTTTTATTTAATCTTACCAAAAGAAGTACCTAGTCTAGCATTTGATAATGTTACACAATTAATAGTTTATTTACCTACACATTCACCCACAATGAGAGCTCATTTTGATACAGAGGCAATTAAAAAAGTTTTACCTAGAGAATATGATTTTGATTTAGTCATGTGTCATTTACCAGAACATGCATATGATTTAAAAAATGTTTTATTTAATAAAACACAACATGTGCCTAAGTTTTTTGGGTATGCACATTGGTTTGATTTTAAAGAAGTTGTAAACTGGCAGATGGATAGTTTCAATAAAAGTATGATAGGTTTATTAGAATATGATAAGTGTTATATAAACACACAACATCAAAAAGAAATGGTCTTGAAACAAGCAGAAGAAATTTTTAATAGTGATACATTATATAAGTTGTCAAACATATTAGAAGTTCAACATATAGGTGTTGATAGTAAAGATATTGTAAGTGATATAAATAAAGAATCAAAAAAGATAATTGTATTTAATCATAGACCAGAAACATATAAAAATTATAAAGACTTTTTAGAATTAACAGATGAATTATATAAACAAAGACAAGATTTTAAAGTGTGGGTGCCACTTGCAAGTAAACCTGATAGAGAATATATTACAGTAGAAAAAGGTGACAAAGATTTTTATTATAAAAAACTACAAAGTTGTTGTGTAGGATTTTCACCTAAACAATTATATGGTGGTTGGTCAGTTGCAACAACAGATGGTATGATGAATGGTGTACCTTATATAATGTATGGTGATTTATATTATGAAGAATTAAATGAAGACGCTGACTTTTTTACTAATCATTCAGTCGCATTAGATTTACTAAACAAGTATTTAAACAATACAGAATATCGTAACAAAATGGCAGAACAAGCTTTAAGTTGTGTATTTAATGATTTAGTTTATAAAGATTCAATAGAATTAATGAGTGTGTATATTGACAGTCTAGTTGATAAATTGCCTATGGTAGGTGAAACAGAAAAAGTTGATGAGATAATTGAATGGATTAAAACTGAAGGTATAATATCTAAGAAAAATCTAATAGATAGATTGAATTGGGGTGTAGGAATAAAGTTCACACAATATAGGCGTAGGCTCTTGACAAACCCAAATATCTATGATACTATAAGTGAATACCCTAACTATTGTTGGAGACCAAAATGATGGCAAATAATGAAGATATAATGGATGTATATACCCGATTTAAAGAAAAAGGGTTTCCATATTACAATACAGACAAAAAATGGCGTGATGAAAAATTTAGTGTTTTAATGAACACAAAACTAGAATCTATTGTAGATAGAAGACAAAAAATTATCAAACAAAATCCAAATGGGTTATCACTTGCATGGTCTTACATGGAACATGCTTGGGCAATTAAATGTGGCAAGATGAGAACACCCATGGAGATATGGGAAGATGAAGAACATCTAAAGAAAGGTATTAATAAAATACTATCAGGCACATTTTTTACAAAGAAAGAACATTATGAAATAACAGATTCAGATATGAGGTCAATGTTAAGAAGATACTCTGGCACACAGATGGTATCTAACTTTAGACCTACAGCTGCAGCCGCAATGTATAATATATTTTGTGATGTAGATAGTCCTCTTGAAGGCACAAAGGCAGGTACAGTTTGGGACCCAAGTATGGGTTATGGTGGTAGATTACTCGGTGCTATTTTAGCAGGTGTTAATTACATAGGTACAGACCCTTGTATACCTACTTACGAAGGATTAGAAAAAATCATGTATGACTATGGTCATTGTGATAAACAATATGAATTACTTAGACAAGGTAGTGAGACTTATATTCCTGAAGATGAAAGTTTAGATTTTGTATTTACAAGTCCACCTTACTTTGGTTGGGAAGCATATGGTGATGAACCAGAACAGTCAAGTATTAAGTTTGATACATCTGATTCATGGAAAGAAAACTTTTTAAGAAAGACAATTGAAAATGCACACAAAGGATTAAAGACAGGCAAGTTTCTTGCATTGAATGTTGCTAACACTAAACAGTATAAAACATTTGAAGAAGACACAGTAAAACTTGCAATTGAATCTGGATTTAAACATACAGACACTTGGTGGTTATCTTTATCAACACAACAAGGTAAACAAGAACAAGGGTCATTAGAAGGTACAACAGAAGTAAAACAGAAACAACAATACATGGGCGAGTTTACTCGACCAGATGTTGCTGGTAGAAAATTTGAACCTACATTTATCTTTCAAAAATGAAAGTTCTCGGCATTAATACTTCACACAATCCCTCTATATGTCAATTAACAGATGGCAAAATAGATTTTCATTTAGATGAAACTAGAGTTAGGAGAGATAAGTATTTTATGCCTAGAGAGACTGATTGTTTTTTTCATTCTATTGATAAACTAAAAGATAAAAATTTTGATGGCGTTATAGTTTCTTCATATGATAGAAGATTTTCAGTATTACATAATGACAATGCACAAAGTTTAGAAGCAGATAAAAATATAATGAACAGACTACAAGAACAATTACCTAATTGTCCTTTTTATTATAATATAGAACATCATTTATATCATGCATTAGGAGCTCATACTCATTCAAAAAACAAAGAATCACTAGTCATAGTTATGGATGCTGGTGGTGCTCAAATGTTTCCTACTTATCAAGAGGTAGAAAGTATATATCAAATAAATTCTGATGGTATTACTAAATTTTATTCCAAATGTTCTAATGCTAGATTTAATTATGTTTTGCCTGATACACATGTGCAAGACATGTTTTTTAAAGTAGATGAAACAGATTATGAATTAACTTCCGAAGAATCTTCAGCAATTTGTTTTAGTGATATGTCAATGTCATTAAATATGCCAGTTTATAGTGAAGGTAAAATTATGGGTATGTCTGCTTATGGTCATCATAATTTAGGTTATGTAGAAGAAGAAGAATTATTATCACCTGCTGATAAGGCACTAAGATTACAAAATAAAAGTTTTGATGATACATGCGATTTAATAGAACATGCAATAACATATTCAGATTGTAAAAACATAGTGTTGTCAGGTGGATATGCTTTAAATTGTGTAAACAATTATAGATACTTAGATAGATTTCCTAAACATAACTTTTTTGTAGACCCTAATCCAGGTGATAATGGCACATCAACAGGTGCAGCCATATGGTTATATTACTATTTAAAAGCAGGAGGTTTTTAATGGCAATAAGAAAAAAAGATTACGAATTAATTAAAACATTTATACACATGAGTATTGTGCCGTATAGTGTTAAAAAATTATGGTTTAAAGATAAAAAATTTAAAGAGTGGTATGATAGAGAAAGACAAATATCGGGCAGTTAGTAGATTACTTGAACAAAAGATAGTTGCTATTTTTGATGGTCGAAGTGAGTATGGACCTAGAGCATTAGGTTGTCGTTCTATATTATTTGACCCTAGAAATGAAAATGCCAAAGAGATTATAAATAAAGTTAAGAATAGAGAATGGTATCAACCATTTGCATGTACAATAATGTTAGAACATGTACATGATTATTTTGACATGAAGACATTAAAAGAATCGCCATGGATGTCGTTTGCCTTAAACTGTAAACCAAAGGCAATAGAAGAAGTACCTGGAATAGTTCATGTAGATAATACATGTAGAGTACAAACATTAACAAAAGAACAAAACAAAAATTATTATGAGTTGTTAGAAGAATGGTATAGACAAACAAAATGTCCTTTACTACTTAACACTTCATTTAATTTAAAAGGTGAGGCAATTGTAGAAACTTTAGATGACGCTATTGACACAGTAAATAGGTCAGACATAGATACTCTATATGTAACAGAATGAAGATAGAAGATAGAAGATATAGACATCAACCAAAAAGCATAGCACTTGTAACAGGTGGTTTCGACCCATTACATTCAGGACATATTCAATATTTAAAATCAGCATCCCAAATAGCAGAATTTTTAGTTGTAGGTGTAAACTCTGATGAATGGTTAGTTAGAAAAAAAGGACAACCATTTATGACACTAGATGAAAGAGTTGCAGTTTTAAAAGAATTGTATTGTGTAGATGAAGTTATAACTTTTAATGATGATGATAATACAGCATGTGGTGCCATAGAAAAAGTAAAAGAATTATATACAGACCCTTTCGGAAAAAAATTTCATACAAAAATAACTTTCTGTAATGGTGGAGATAGAACAAAAGACAATATACCTGAACAAGATAGATACAGAGATGATGAATGGGTAAACTTTGAGTTTGGTGTAGGTGGTGATTACAAGAAAAATTCATCAAGTGATATATTAAAAGAATATCGTAATGCAAAAACAGAAAGAAATTGGGGATACTATCGTGTAATACATCAGATAGGTAAAGAGGTAAAAGTAAAAGAATTAGTTATAGAACCAGGTCAAGCATTATCAAATCAATATCATGATAAAAGAAATGAATTATGGTATGTGATGAAAGGTGAAGTTGTTATGAATGGGGTAGTTCAAAAAGAACATGGACCAGCATTTTTAATACCGAAAGGATATTGGCACCTTGCAAAAAATGTCTCTGATAAACCATGTCATATTTTAGAGTGTCAATATGGCGAAGAATGTATAGAAGATGATATTGTAAGACAACCCCTAACTGATACTGAAGAACAATGGCTGGCAGAAAGTTTAGGATTAAAAGACTATACGAATGACTAATATGCACAAAAATAGTGCATAAAAAAGTCAGAAAAAGCTTGACATACATCTCATAATACCATATAATACCAAGTATATGCCAAAAAGTATGCATTTGGTTCCAGGCATGACTAGTCTGAATACCAAGAAAGCAAAAGTCAAAATTACGAAGGCGAAGATGGTTGAATTAAAAGAAGACCATAGACTTCATAATAAGAAATACAAAA